ACAAATGATTTAGTAGTATCTGTATTAAATTCGAAAAATAATATGGAAAATGTAGTCATTTCAAATATTCCAGTTCAAGAACCATTCCGATTAGGTATTGTTGTCATGGATAATGCATTGGAAGTATATATAAATGGTCAGTTGGTAAAAACAAGAACATTTTTGGATTTACCATTGGATGTGAAAGGAGATATAGAACAAGCAAAAGGTATAGAGGCAAATGTTGCAAAAATTAGAAATCTGAAAATATGGCCACGAATTTTAACAACTTCCGAAATTCGTAACGCATCTCCTTCTTTAAGTACGGAAAAAGACTTTGGAGCAGGACCCATTCCCGCATCAACATCATGCCCTATACAACGCCATTAATCTAATCATAGAAATAGAATGTCAATATTTGCACAAATACTATTTAGTATTATTATTGTTATATTAGCAATTTATATAATTATGAGTATTATCTATTCAAAATCGGAAAACAAATTTGTATTAACAACGATGGAATCATTACAATCAAAGAAGGATATTTTGTATCCAGATCAAACTCAGAAAATATTATTGGGAAGTCCTGCTTCAACCACAATGGGTTTTTTTAAATTAGAAAATGGTGATCGAACAAAATCTTATGAAGGTGGTTTCCGTTCCATTTTACAAGTAGATAATAATTGGCATTTAGAAGTTGCCCCTGCTCCTACTGGTAAAGATCATATTTCTTCTCGATTACGTGTTCAAACCAATGATGGTGGAGTTTTAAAACAAGAAATAATTGATTTACCCGATATTCCTAAACAAAAATGGACATTTATTGCTATTTTACGAGAAGGAAGACGCTTTGATGTGATATACAATAATCAAATTGTAGCATCCCAACGATTACTCAATTATCCGGTTGTAATCAGTAGTCCATTATCCATTGGTGATAAAGGTCTTGCTGGTTCTGTTATCTATGTAGCAGTCAATAATCGTAGACTATCACCCAATGAAGTAGAATTAGTAAGATTATCAAAGGTTGATACCAATGGTACGGTAGTAGAAGCCAATTCATTAGATATGAGCTTTCCAACAATAAGTTTATTTACTGCATGTCCTCCCGGTTTACCATGTAAACCTATTACCAAACCACCATGTGATAATTTATTACAATGGTCTACACCCTATGCTTAATAGATAAATGCCCATATAGAATATCCGAATTATTGTCAGAATATGGATCTTGCTAACAATAGTTCATCTTCCTTTGTTGGAATAATATTTAAGATATTAGTATTTATTTTAGGTATAGTTGGTTTATATTATTTATATAAGTATTTATTCGGATCAAAGACAGTTTCGAGTTATAGTTTAATTGGAAAGACGACCGCAGCAAATCCACCACAAAAAATAACCGTTTCATCTGATAATTTACCAAGTATATATGAAGGTGGTGAATTTTCGGTATCTACATGGATTTATATCAATAATTGGTCATACCGTGCTGGATTTAATAAGTCCATTTTGAATATTGGAGGTCGTAACTTGGATACCATTCGTATTTATTTAGGTGGTTTTAAACCAGAATTAATTGTTCGTTTCCATACAAAAGAAGAACAATCAAATAATGGTGATTCACTTACTTTTGTAGAACAAAAACCATTATTTACAGAATTACAAACAGGTTCTGATATTTTAGGAACTACATCATGTAGTTTACCAGAAATTGAATTACAACGATGGGTAAATATTACGGTAGCAGTAAATGGAAAAACAGTAGATGTGTATCTTGATGGAAAATTAGCTCGTTCATGTGTGTTACCATCCATGTTTAAGGTAGATGTTGGCGGATATTCAGCAAACCTGTTAGACTACGGGGGATTTGGAGGACAAATTTCATCGACTACTGTGTATGATACAGCATTAGATCCAGATACTGTTTATAAAAACTATATGGCAGGACCAGAACCCATTACTTCTATTCAACAATGGTTTTCATCTGTCTTTTCTTAAATAGACAATAAATAAATAAAAGAACTTAATAAGAGAAAATAGATGGACTTCAATAACTTCAATAATCAAAATGTGAATTCTCGGAATTCGTCCGGTACTATATCACAAATATTATTTGGATTAACTCTTGTTGTTGTTGTATATTTAACATTATTATTTATTGAGGTAATTTACAAATATATTAATCGATTATCATTAAACAAGACTGTATTATTAGGTAATACTTATAGTACAGATAGTAAGACAATTGTAATTCCACAAAATCCGAATGTAGATCGTTCCAAATTGGTAAATTTATCAAGTGATGAACGTACAGGAATTGAATTTAGTTATTCATTTTATTTACTCGTAAATCCAGCCAGTTTTAGACAAGAATATGGTTTACTACACATTTTCCATAAAGGTTATTCTGCACAATTCCCTCTATTAGCACCCGGTGTATATATGCGTTCTGATACAAATACATTACGTGTTTATATGAATACTTATCAAACTTGGAATAATTATGTGGAGGTAGAGAATATTCCAGTGAATAAATGGGTTCATATTGTGGTGGTTTGTAAAAATAATGCATTAGAGATATTTATTAATGGAAATCTGAAAAAGAAATTGTCATTTGATGGATTTGCACCATATCAGAATTATCAGGATATTGTTTGTTTTAGTCAACGACGAATTACTTTAAAACAGAGTCTTGTTCCATCCGTTGATGAAAATGGTTTTGATGTATTTGGTACAGTAAAAGGCCTTGTAAGCAATTTAAATTATTACAGTTATGCCGTGTCCTATGCAGAAATTCAAGCACTTATGAGTGAAGGACCATCGAAAAAAATGGATACCACAAACGATAGTACAAGTGTTCCACCGTATTTAGATGATAGTTGGTGGACACAAGGTAATTAAATAAAGTAATAATATTCAATTAATTAATTTGTAGTATAAAGAGTCTATATATTAACTAATTTAACAGTAGCTATGCCTGGAGGAGGTCTTTATGCGTTAGTAGCCTACGGAGCACAAAATGTATTATTAAGTGGAAATCCAGATTTTACTTATTTTTATAAAACGTATAAAAAGTATGCCCATTTTGCGGAAGAGTCTGTAACCTATTCAATGGATGGCCCTCAAGATTTATCTTACAATCAACCTATTCAAGTCCGTTTTAAAATTCAACGTGTCGCTGATCTGGTACGTGATATGTATTTTTTATTTGATTTACCTGATATCTATTGTAAATATATTGAAAATTTACCACTGCCAAATGGAAGAACGGCACAATATAATTTTGCATGGGTACAATATATTGGGTGTCATATTATACAGAACATAGGATTTTTTATTGGTGGTCAAAAAATCCAAGAATTTGATGGAGGATATATGATTACAAGAGCACAAGCGGATTTAGATAGTCGTTCTTTTCAAAAATGGTCTCGTTTAGTGGGTAATCTTCCTGATTTGTATGATCCAGCAAATGGTTTATATGCAGGTGGATCTACAGGTACGGGTTATCCACTTGTCTATAATAATAATGGATTAGGTGGATCTACTACCACACCACCCAATATTAATCGACCATCGATTGCAGGAAGAACTCTACAAGTTCCACTTCCATTTTGGTTTACCGAATCTACCTTTGAATCGTTACCACTTGTTTCTTTACAATATCATGAATGTGAAGTGCAAATTACCCTACGTCCAATCAATCAATTATATAGAATTTTAGATATTAATGGGTATCAGGTAGCACCAGGTTATCAATATAATCCATCTCCTGTTGATTTGCTTCCTGAAAATGTATTTTATACATCTGTATCTGATATTTCGGATATTACGATTAATAATTTTTTAACCGATATTGGTACACCCAATCCTCTTTTGAATACATGGCCTTTGAATCCTCGAATTCAATTAACGTATGTATATGTAACGGATGAAGAACGAAAACAATTTTCATCCGAACCATTACAATATTTGGTTCGTCAAATTACTACTTATGAATTTCCAGGATTAACGACAAGAGAATTATTGGAATTAGATACACATAATCCTATTGAACGATTAATTATTGTACCAAGACGATCTGATTCGTTACAATATCGTAATCAGACAGCAAACTTTTCGAATTGGATCAATCCATTAAAACCTCCTTTCCTACCCACACAAGGAGGATGGCCACCTAATGTAAATTTAACATCTGCAACAGGTAATTTTGTATTATATGGACAACGTGCTATTGTTGCAGAGTTAGCAATTTTAGGAGATGGTAATTTATTACAGGAAGAAAAGCCACTAGAATATTTTACACAAGTTGTTCCATGGAAATACTTAACAGGTATTCCCGATCCAGAATTAGTTGTTTATCCATTTGCATTACATTCGCCAGGAACACAACCTGATGGAAGTATTAATAGTAGTCGTATTAAGTTATTTCAAGTAGATTTACAAGTCTATCCATTACCAGGAAATAGTTTTTATCAATATGATATAACAATTTATGTAGAAAGTTTAAATTGGGTAACGATATCATCAGGTATGGGAGGACTAAAGTATGCATTATAAGTTATATGTGTAGCATATTTGTATATTAAAATCAAAGATGGTCATAGAATGTCAGACGATACTTCGTTATGGTCAAGTTTGAAGAATAATGTGCAAAAGAAAGTGGAAGATGCAATTGTAGATCCAGAGGCAGATAAGAGAGCAAAGGAAAAGGCAGAAGAAATAAAAAAGAAGGAGGAAGAAAAAAAAGAGGAAGAAGTTAAAAAGAAACAAAAGGAAGCTACGGTTGCAACAGGAGATCCTAATAAATTTAGTGCAAAACGATTATTCTCAAAAATATGGAATCAAACTACATCCATCTTTAAAATAATTTTTATCCCTTTTATTTCACTCATGTTATCCATGTTAGTTGCCAATGAAATGATTGTCTATACTCCACCTATCCGAATTTTATTTTTTATTGTTACATGCGCATTGTGTTTATTATTTCCATTTTATCTTGGATTATTATCATTCATTTATTTAATTAAGGGTGGATACAGTTATTATGTAAATCATATGACGGATGGACCAAAGAAACATATTATGCCAACCATATTTGCATTATTACCTATAACAACATATAAACCAGTATCATCACTTGGCAAATTCTTTTTATATCCATTTACATATCCAAAATCAGAGGAAGATATTGAAAAATTACCATCAATCATGGATGATTATTGGAAGCAATTAATGGATTCATTTCCAGGATTAAAACAAGTAAAAAATCTTCCTATGTTTGTCGAGGGCTTAAAGAAGGCAGAAGAGCATATCAAGCATTTACATGATCCAAAAGAAATCTCATCTGAAACCAATAATACAGAAAAGAATGTCGAACAAAAGAATGAAGTAGAATGAAACAGAATATAAACCTTTTTACACCTTACATGTAGAAATGTCAATTGAAGTATCAGTTGTCACTCCTACCTATAATCGTAGAAAATTTATTCCAGCTATGATTGAAATATACAAACATCAAACCTATCCAAAAGACAAGATGGAATGGATTGTATTAGATGATGGAAGAGATAAAGTTGAAGATTTATTTCAAGAAGCACAAAAAGAAATACCCAATTTTCGATATATTTATATGGATGAAAAACTTCGAATTGGCGCAAAACGTAATATTCTAAATAAAGAAGCAAAAGGAAATATTATTATTGCAATGGATGATGATGATTATTATCCCCCCAATCGAATTGAAACCATTGTAAATGCCTTTCAAAAATATCCAAAAGTAGATTTGGCTGGAAATTCTGAAATGTATTTGTATTATTTGGATTCTAAAAAAATTTATACTATCGGTCCATATCATCAAAACCATGCAACAAATGGAACCATGGCATGGAGAAAACAATATTCCAATAAACATTTATATAACGAATTTGTTACAAAAGCAGAAGAAGAATCATTTTTAGATAATTATAAATATCCTATGATTCAATTAGATCCAAAAAAATCTATTTTAGTTATTTGTCATCATGACAATACTTCAGATAAACAACAATTACTTCAATCCCATTTAGACTGGAAAAACAAAACTTCACATGCTTTAATGAAAGAAACCAACTATAAACTACATGATTTTATAAAAGAATCAAAATTAATTGACTTTTATTCAAAGCTTTCCGTGCCTAAAGAATAATAGAACATAAATATAACAATACCATATAGAGAATGGTTGAAAATACAATATTTGACAAATTAAATACTCTTAATAACATATATTTACAATCTTTACCACAAATACAACATTATGAAAAGATTGATTCTATTAAAACAAGCCTATTTTCTCATCAAATAAATATGGTACATGGCATGCATCATCATCGTGACAAATTAACAAGAGGATTTATGTCCGATAATCAAGCAATTAACGGTAAAATTGGAATTATTGCAGATTCACCAGGCACAGGAAAAACACTTAGTGTATTAGCTTATATTGCTTCTGCAACTTCTTTTCCAAAAATAACATGTGAATTAACCAATCATTCGACAAAATACTTTTATTCACATGATATTCATAATGTATCGGATCAAATAGCAAATTTAATTATTGTACCTCATTACTTATATCAGCAATGTAATCAAGAAATACGAAAACATACTACCATGAAATATAGTAGTATTGAAACAAAACGTCTACTGAAAGGTACAGAATTTGCCAAAACTATTTTAGAAAGTCAATTTGTTCTCACAACCAATAAATGTTTTCCATTTTTACAAGAATATGCTACATTACATAATATACAATGGAATAATATATTTGTAGATGAGGCTTCTGCTATTTATATGAAATCATCAGATCCTGCTTTGAATTTTCAATTTCTATGGTTTATTACTAATAATTGGATTCCACTCATTTTTAAAAATCCTTCCATCTCAAAAAATGATTTCTATCATTTACGCGATCGAGTACAACTACATTCTGACTTAGAAGAATGGCTACTTGATAATAAAATTCCTCATTTTGAAAGCAATTTAGTATCTTCTGCTTATTTTAAAGATTATTTACCCTTTTTTCATAGAAAAAAATACTTTATTATATTGCGTAACACTAATAATTGTATTAAAAAAAGTATATCTTTACCATTATGTATAAAAGAAGAATATCAATGTCGACCTAATATGACATTACAGTCGTTAGGATCCTATTTATCACGTAATTCATCATCCTATCATATTCCGATTGAAAGAATACCCTATTTGTTACAAGTTTTAAATATTGATTGTAAAAATGTATATGATTATTTAGGAACAAGACCTTCTTCTTTTCATAATTTAATTCGTAAAAAAGCCAATGAAAATGAATGTACGATTTGTTTGGAAAATGCAGATTATCCAATTATTACGAATTGTTGTTATAATATATATTGCGGAAAATGTATATTAACAAATATGATTGTTAATAAAAAGTGTCCAACTTGTAGAGAATTATTAGGAACCAATAATATTTCTTGTTTAAGAGAGTTATCAAAAGAAGATAATGTCTATTTAAAAAATAAAACAGAAATTTGTCTAAATATTTTACAACAATATAAAAATGGAAAATTTATTATATATTCATCATTTGATAATATTTATTATCAATTATTTGAAGAAATAGATAAATTGGGATTTAAAGCGGAACGAATGGAGAACAATTTATTTTCTATACTTCGCACTTGTAAAAATTATCAAGAAGGAAAAACAAATATACTTTTTGTATCAAATATTGATTTAATAAGAGGATTATCATTTAATTCGACTTCTCATTTGATTTTTTACCACGAACCGTCTTTTTACGAGTGGAAACAGATTTTGATCCACTCGGCACAGAGGATAGGACGACAGGAATCTTTGAATCTAATTCATTTGAATTCGGAACTACAAGTTTAAGACCTAATGTATCAAACAATTTACCACTTTGATGGGTAGCCCATTGTGTTACGCATCGAAATGGAATATTATGCTCAATGGAGACACGATTCATTTCTTTCCAAGCATTAAACAATGCAGACTGTTTTGTTAAAACAAGTGTATATTGTAAATCTTGTGGTTCTGGAATCGTACTTGGTTTTTCTAAATTTTGTAAAAATAAATTAGGATATTTTAACTTCAAATGATAAGACAACGGTAATAAGTTCCAACATTGATGAAAAAATGCCCAAAAGTCAGCTCGATCACTCCAACGAAGATAATCTAAAATTTCTTCATATACTTCAAACGGTACCTTT